GGCGATGAAGATGGTGATGAAGATGGTGATGAAGATTCTAATTCGAATAAACAATTGGAAGGAGAGGAAGATTTAAAAATAGATCCGTTGGAAGGAATGGGTAATATATCAGACGAATCCAATAAAGACAATGGTAAAATTCAATTTAATGACATTGATAAAGCCATTGGAACAGATAATAAAATAGAGGATATTGCTGCACCAAAAACAGTAGAGAGATTAGAGCAAATAAGTCAGGAAAGGGCAGAGGCTAGAAAGATGGAAGAGGAAGAGGAAGAGGAGGAAGATAGAATAAAAATAGGTGAAAAAATAAAATTAACAGATATAGATGTACATGATTTAGAAAAGCCAACGGAAACAAACAAGATTCCTATTGGTCTAGAGGAAATTGAAATATTGACCTAGATACTTAATACTTAATACTTTATACTTTTGGGAAAAGTATAGCAAAACATAGATACTTAATACTTAATACTTTTGGAAAAAGTATGACAAAACTTTATACTTAATGCTTTTGGAAAAAGTATGACATATAATTCGTTAAATTTACATAAACTTTCTTTCAAGTTAATGTAAATGACAGAAGTCTTTATATATGCTTTAGCCATATCGACAGTATTCTTTCTATTTAAATTTGTAGAAATGAAATTTGCTTCTGATGATGATAAGAAACCGTTAAAAGTGGTCGTGAAAGAGTCTCTATTCGTTTATAGTGCCTCAGTGGTAGGAATATATTTGTATTCTCAGTTTGATACCAATAGTGTGAAAACTGGTGGGGGAAAAACAACAATGGCTTTTGTAGATAATCCTGCTTTTTAATTATAGATTCAATAGATAGAATAATATGGATATAACTGAGAGATTGAATACAAAAAATAATTTATTAGATAACAATAAATTATTTTTATTTGTGATATTTTATCATTTATTTGCCATAATCTCTCTACTACAATTAAAATTATTGTAAATTAGGAATAGCATCTAAATTCATAACTTTTGCGCTTTTGTTCAGTTTTTTCTTACTTGTTACATATTTCTTAAAGATATCATTTTCCAATTGTTCTACTGGAATAGCTTTATGAATGGTTCTGGCAATCATCTTATATAATTTAAATTCCGGATATCTCTCTTCGCCACTGTTTTTATATAATATGTTCCTATCCTTATCATCCATCAACCATGAACCTACTAATCGGGCAAGTTTGTTCTTCTTTAAGATTTCTTCTGCTTCAAATATATCTTCCACAAAATGATCATATAAACAACACGCCAATCTACATAAATCAAAACTAGGATTCGGTTCTAATCGGGGTTTATTCTCATCAAGATAGGGATCGCAGTTATATTGTGATGCGGCGTCCCCCTTGGGATGAAAACTGTCGCTACACATAATTTGTCCTTGAAACTTGTAAATGGCTCGCCCAAAATCGATAATTTTGTATATTTTACCATAAGTTGGAACCTTGTAAGTTGTCTGGTTAAATGTATAATACAAAAACTGTTTTTCAGTCGGTATATACATTATATTATTTGTATGTAGATCGTTATGAGTAAAAGAAAAGGTTTTTTGAAATACAGACAAACTAATAATTGTTTGAAACAAGCAAGATGTCCATTCATGGTCTTTTAATGAATTATTTTCCATCAAATAATCCAACGTATTTTCGCATTTCTCCAAAGCAATCATCTGTACTGGAAAATTGAAAATAGAACAGAATACATCCTCATCATCGCTCTCACAACTGCTTTCATCGTCATCACTCGTACCATCATTATCATCATCATTATTTAAACTAGCGTCAGAATCGTATTCTTCATCATTCTCCGCTTCATCATCACTGTCAATAGAAGTATTTGAAGATTTGGAGCTAAATGTAGAAGAAGAGGATACCGACGATGATTTCTTTACAGGATAATTATAAATACAAACATCACTTAAATCAACAATTTGTACAGGTTGTACCGGTTGTGTTTTTTCTATAGTGTTGTCATTCAAAACACCATCTTTATCGCAATTATTTACAGCAAACAGAGAGAAATCTTCGCTGAAAAATGTGTCAATATCAATTTTATCTAGTTTATCATTAATAACCAACTTTCTTTTGTTTGTGCGCGAATCAATGTTAAATATATTAGCATGTTCGTCGTTTTCAATAGTATAATGAGTATTACATGTTTCATGAAAATAGTCACTTTCATTTAAATAATCAATGTCATCACCAACATTATATATAAATTTATTTTGCTCGCAAATAAAAGAACCATAATAATCAATACTATTTAAAAACCCATAATTATGTAATAACTGACTAGACAAGTATGTAAAAAATGAATCGACATAGGCACTATTATTTTTATCTTGTAGTTTAGGAAAAGAAGAGATTGTATTAAATGTAGGCAATAAAATAGAACCGTTTCCAGATACGTCATATTTACCAGTCAAATACTTTAACGGATCTAATAGAGGAGAGTATTTACAAAATGTATCCCTTTGTACTAGATTGTCTGAATTATCAGAAACGTAAATACTCAGTTTGTTTTTATCAATCTCTTCACGTAGAGAATGAATATAGTACTTTTGATTCAGATTAATACTATTAAAGTTAGTAGGGTTGAGTGAAAAGAATTTTTCATAGAGAGGAACATAATTTTGTAGTTTCTCTAAACCTAAACCGGAATTTTCTAAACTGTGAAACAACTCTTCGTTCTTGTTTTTTCGGTAATACAAAGAAAAGTTCATTCTTTTATTATTCTTAAAGTAAATATAATGATTCATTTAAACTTATTTCTCGTAAATCATTAGTATTTTTTTTCTTTTTAGAAGTTAAGCATGTCATTGGATATGAAAAAGTTCGATATGAAAAATATTAGTTTTCGCCCAGATGAAAACAAGGGTCCGGTTGTCGTTTTAATTGGTAGAAGAGACACTGGTAAAAGTTTCTTGGTGAGAGATTTATTATATTATCATCAAGATATTCCTATAGGAACGGTTATTTCTGGTACGGAAGCAGGTAATGGTTTTTTTGCTGAACACGTCCCCAAGTTATTTATTCATGATGAATATAATAGTGCCATTATTGAAAATATTTTAAAAAGGCAAAAAACGGTTTTAAAGCAAATTAAGAAGGAGATGGAAGCTTATAAGCGAACCAATATAGATCCTCGAGCATTTGTTATATTGGATGATTGTCTCTATGACAACAAATGGACGAAAGATAAGCTAATGAGATTGTTGTTTATGAATGGTCGTCACTGGAAGATTATGTTAGTTATTACTATGCAATATCCACTAGGTATTCCTCCTAACTTGAGAACAAATATTGATTATGTTTTCATATTGAGAGAACCATATATTGCAAATAGAAAGCGTATATGGGAGAATTATGCGGGTATGTTTCCAACCTTTGAATCGTTTTGTCAAGTCATGGATCAATGTACTGAAAACTTTGAATGTTTAGTTATTAATAACAACTCCAAATCAAATAAATTACAAGATCAAATATTCTGGTACAAGGCACAAAATCATAGTGGATTTAAGTTGGGATCGAAAGAGTTTTGGGAATTATCAAAAGATATTGACAGTGACGACGATGAGGATGTTTATGACCCAAATAGCGTACAAAAGAAGGGAGCTGGACCCAAAATCAATGTTAAGAAAAACAAATGGTAAAATACATTGTCTGATAAGAGAATAAAGTATTAGATAAAACACAAAATGATTTATTTTGTATTCTTATTATATAATGAGTAAAAATACAAAGAATAATAGTACAGATAATATTCCGAGCGCAACGAACGTAGATTTAGACGTAGTTGAAAAGGCTCTAATCGCTGGTGGAAATAAAGTAATAGATAAAGCGATGAAACAGATTAATGACGGAGCAAAAACCAACAATATAGAAACAAGTAAAAATAATGGTACGACTGGTATTACTACGAAAAATAATTTAAATAAACCAATAGATGGTGTAAAAAAACGCCAACCCAGTCCTGATAGAGGTAAATTAGATTATAAAGATTCAAAGGAATTTACTATTTTTCAAAATGAACTACAATCGCTTATCAATAACAATTTATTTATTTTGAAAGAATGTAAAACGTGCAAACGATTATTGGATATTAAATATAGTGATTTAGACTCAACTATTAATTATATACAAATTTCCGTGATTGTTTTATCAACAATGTCTGGATTTTTACAATCAACAAAAAACTATTTCGACACGGCCGAATCAATCGTATCTGTTTCAGGAATTTCCATTTCTACGTATATTAGTTTGATTTTATCAGTGTCCAAGTATTACAAATATGATGAACAAAAAGAAAGAATACACAACTTGAGAGAGAAATATGCTAATTTACACAATAAAATAGAATATAGAATGGATGTATTGGGACCTCATACAAAGGAAAATTTATGGGAACATCAAGATGTAGTTGAGAAGTTAAATGACTGGTCTAAGATAAAAATAGCAATGGATGAGGAATATTTAATATTAATTGAGACAAAACAAGCATTGACAACTGAATATGAATCAATCATGGATTCAAAATCACGTAATCAAAATTACATCAAAGATAGAGAGTTAGTTCTAGCCAACAGAGAGAAGGTCTTTAAAACATTGGAAAAACATACTGCTCTAGAAAAGAAAATAAAAGCAAGAGAAGTTTTAACTGACTGGGAAAGTGTTATACAATTACCAGATGATGACTTGAATAATTGGGATGATATTGTATAAGTTTTCAAATAAATAAATCAATTCGTGTAAAATATTTTATGTTTTATTGTAAAATATTTTATGTTTTATTGTAAAATATTTTATGTTTTTAATCATATTATTGTGAGCGAGCGGATATTAAAATGTCATGATTTACATAGCAGCAGCATGTAATGTGGAAAGACCGTGATCCGTTTTGTCACTGGTTACAATATTATCTCCTTCAAATAGCTCGGTTTTTACATCTTCTAGAGTAGCAGTTTCACTCATAGCTGCTTCTTGCGTGTTCATGTTAGCAACTGAAACCAAATCACCATTTTCATTGATAGTCTGAGTAAGTTTGTTACCAGATTCCAACGCCTTCTTCTTATTATCTTCTATTGCCTTTTGCTTAGTTTCCTTCACACGTGTATCGAATTCATCTTTTGCCTTGTCCTCGTTCTTCTTCTTCTCACTCATTAGCTCATTGAGAGTCTCCTCCATATATTCAACACGACCTGTTTTGTATGCCTCGGGATGAAATGGAACCCAAATGCCAACTGGTCCCACATATACATCATGATTAGGATCATTCTGTCTTAGCATTTTACATCTGAGCTCAGCCTCTTGTTGTGTGGGGAAAACACCTCTTACCTTGATACCACGAATAGATGTTTGGAATGAATGCTTCTCACCAAACTCCTTCTCTAGACGATCCTCGTGGTCATCCAAGAAATTCTTATAGTCGTCCTCAATGGTAGTGCTAATAAGTTTCTCCTTCTCATCCTTGGAGAATTCTTGGAAATCGCTAGTCAATTTATCAAAGTCAAGATGGTATTTATAAGATACAAAGTTTAGAAACTGAGAAAATTTCTCCATGGATTTACTGAAATCCCAATTATTAATAAACTTCTCAAACAAAAATAAATCCTTTTGCTTTAGAACATGTTCCGGGGAAATAAAAGACAAACAGGCGAACTTTTGCCCAGCCATAGGTTTGTCTTCGTCTAATAGATCAATATATTTAGCATTATCACTACCATCTTGATTCGTTTTCAATGTGATATTATCTGAATTGACCACACAAGTGTCATTAGTATCATTTAATGGATTGATTGATTTAGAAAAACTCATTATAGGTATTGTATATGTGAATATTTAAGTGTTTTTATCTATAATAATATAATGTCTTTTATTTGTTATGTTTTATATATTTTAGAAATAATAATTTTTTCTGTTTAGTTTATATAATAATGTTAGGAGGCATGTTAGATTTAGGTGAATTAGTCAAAAGAGCTATTAAATACCTTGTAGAAGGTTTAATGGTCGCTATTGCTGCTTATGCTATCCCCAAAAGAGGTCTTAATTTAGACGAAGTTGCTCTTATTGCTTTAACTGCTGCCGCCACATTCAGCATTCTCGACACATATGTTCCCAGCTTAGCAGTTGGTGCTCGTTCTGGTGCTGGATTCGGTATCGGTGCTAACCTCGTTAAATTCCCAGGAGGATTTTAAATATAGTAATTCTACATCATTTATACAATATACATACTGATTAAAAAATAAGTAACTGCTATACAGTCACCTATTTTTATTTATATTAATTTTTTATTTCCATAAGTGTATAAAATATACAAATATTAGATATTAGACATTAGATATTAGATATTGTCTGTCTGCGACTTTTTCTATAATCATACCTGATGCTCCATTCTCCATATGATTTACAATTCTCATCACAAAAATAACACACGTTATTCAGAATAGTATGTTCAATAGAATCTAATTTACATATTTCTTTTTCACACATATCATTATCACAATCGGTATAATTTGTAACATAATGTAATTCATCTAGAACTATATTTAATTTATCTTTATGAATAACTCTATACTGATAACTAAAATCGTATATATGGTTTTCTAACTCGATGGGTAACGTATATATTTTGTCACAATATATCGTCATGGTATAAGGTATAACGTGTAATTGTATAGTATAGTTTAACTAGTAAATGGTATTAGTATAGAAAATTGTACTTTTAATAAATGAATTTCAATTTTTTATATTTGTTATATTTTTATATTTTTAACAGTTTAAAAGAATATGTATATTTATAATTATAATTATAATACTACTAATGTTAGTTGTAGAATATTTATGGTTAGGTGGTAATAATGAATTACGTAGTAAGATTCGTGTATTGGACAACCTGAATGACAGTTCCAGATTAAATTCGAATATGGACCGCCCGTTATTACTTACAGATATCCCTGATTGGAATTATGATGGAAGTTCAACCGGTCAAGCTAGTGGCAATGATTCTGAAATTGTAATAAAGCCAAAATCTGTATTTAAAAATCCATTTAGAAAACCGTGTGATTATATCGTGCTATGTGATACGTATTTGCCGAACAACGAACCGTTATATAATAATAATCGAACGATTGCTAATACCATATTTAATAAAAATATGAATCAAGAACCTTGGTTTGGACTAGAACAAGAATACTTTTTAATCGATCCTGAAACAAATATGCCTCTAGGATATGATAAAGACGGAAAGCAGGGACAATATTATTGTAGCGTAGGACATGAAAATGCGATTGGTCGTCATATAGCAGAAGAACATATGGAACTCTGTTTATACGCAGGCATCAAAATCAGTGGTATGAATGCAGAAGTAGCCCCAGGTCAATGGGAATTTCAAGTGGGGCCATGTACTGGTATTGAAGCAGGGGACCATCTTTGGATAGCTAGATATATTTTACAACGACTTGGAGAAAAGCATAAAGTAAAAATTAATTTTGAACCGAAACCATTGAAGGGTGACTGGAATGGTTCAGGATGTCATACTAATTATAGTACAAGAAATATGAGAGAAGGCACTGAAGACAAAACCGGATTAGAATACATTGAAGAAGCAATTGACAAATTGTCAAAGAAGCATGACGAACATATGAATATATATGGTTCCGGAAACGAGGAGAGAATGACAGGAGAACATGAAACAGCATCATATGACAAATTTACAGATGGAGTAGCAAATCGTGGAGCCTCTGTAAGACGTGGTTATGATACAATAAAGAATAAAAAGGGATACTTTGAAGATAGACGTCCTAGTTCAAATTGCGACCCTTATTTAGTTACAAGTGCTATATTTAGTACGACCTGTTTGGAGTAGAAAACAATAAAACGATAAATTGATTTCACGTATGATATAATAATAAAATTATATCATATCATATAGTATAGTATGTTACCTATACCATTAATATTAGTTATTGTCGCGTGTGGAATAGTGGTAACAGGTATGATAATTGAATCTTGTTACGTAACTATACAAAATGTAAGAAATACAAGAAATACAAGAAATACAAGAAATACAAGAAATCGAATAAAAAGAAAACAGCCACCATTAAGTATATGTGATGAAAATACGTCAGATAGAACGGATAATACAAATGAAATTTTATAAATAACTATAAATAAATCTTCAAATGTGTATATTACTGATATATGTAAGTAATTACCAAGGGTGTAATTCATTTATCACTATAACATATTTTTCATAAATAATATTTCTCTATCTTGCTCATATTCAAGATTTTTGGCCAAAGTAAATAAATAATTGTTATTTACGAAATTATTATCATTTGCTAGTAATTGTTTTGTTGTAGTTATAGCAGTTGAATGATGACCTATCATTCGTTTTAGCCATTGCTCATTATTTACGAATAATTGGCTTCTTAATAAAAAGATACATACACTACTTAATAGTATGCCTATTGCAAATATTTTTGTATCAAATTGTCCCATTGAAACATAATGAACAATTTGATGACTCCATATCATATTAGAAGCCATAAATAAACCACTATATATAAGCGTTAATGATAGATATATATCAGAAAACCGATAAGCTAATATATTCATTGGGTTCAAACTAATACCTACAAGAAACATTATCACAAAAAGTATTAGTTGATGTTTGAAAATTCCAGTCATTGTATTATATATTGGTTATATAATATTGGTTTTGGTTATATAATATTCATTTGTAAATATTATATAATTATACTCGTTAGACCGTTACAATAATTAAATACGCGATACTCAGTTGGATAATACATGTTAATGAACCAAAACCTAAATAGGTATTTTTTAAATTATTTATATGTTCAATTTGTTCGTCAGGACATTTTTTCAGTTTATCGCATTTAATAATTAAATTTTGCATTCTACGATAATACGGTATTAATGAGAATAACATATAAAAGGTGGAAACTAATATAAGTCCGATAGATATCGCTTTGGCCAAATATGGATGAACTTTGACAGAGCCTTTTCTGGCCATGGTATAGAAAATTAAACTAGATGTTGTTATAATGGCAGACAAGTTAAACCATCCTATTAAAAGTGTCTCAGGTATATACAAATTTTCTGAAAATGCTAAATCACTTTCTATAATACCACGAATATGCATATTGTCTCTTGTAGATAGTAATTCTTCATTTTCTAGAAAATTGGAAATAGGCATTTTGATGATTATATATTACGCATATATTTTTGCTATTTGCTATTTGCTATATTATATTATTCTTCATATTATACTAAATAGTAGGTATAAATTCCCAATCCAATGATTTACATATTTTTTTCCAAATTTCATCTTGTTCTATCCTTTTCTCGCGGTCTTTTAACATCGGAAAATAAGGAAGAAATTGTATCTGGTCTAATAATTCACATAACTTATAAACAGTATAATAGTAATTCAAAAAATTAACGCGGTCATCTGGACAAAATTTCGCATATGGTCCTTGAATTTCCATAAACAAATTACACAACGACTCTTCCAATTCTTGTGTCATGACCGGTGGCTTAATTCCTAATTTATCCTTAATAAACGGTATGTGTTCATAGAATTTATTATAGCCTAATTTTTTTAGTATATCCTTGGCCTTTTTATTGTTTAATTGCGTTAAACTAATTCTTTCTTTGCGAATTTGATTCTTAATATTTTCCAACACTTCTTCAGGAATTTGTGTAGTTTCTTTTGCTTGAAATTGAGCCAATATTTCACGAAAATGATTAATTCTTTTATACGCATAAAAACAAGCCTCTTTTGGAGGCTCTTTATACGAAGGCTTTTCATTTTCAACCAAATACTGAATATGTTTATGACAGTTGTTACATACCATAATTCCTTCATGGTCAATTGGAATAAGTTCCCCTTTTTTACACGATTGACAAATATCCGTTTCTACCACGAATTTACTTATATCGATGAATGATTCATCTAGATTGGACAAATATGTCTGAACGCTGTCTTTATTTGTACTATTATTTTGAGACCCTTCTTCAGAATTAATTTTAAAAAAGGAATTAAGTAGTTTTGTTTTATTGTTATTATTTGAGATTTCTTTTTTGTTTTCAAAGTAGTCGAAAATGTATTGATTATTATTCAAATAATAATGTTTATTTTTCTTTTTGATATCATTTATCTGGGAGATAACATCTCTCAGTGTATCCTGTATTTCTATTTTATGCTCAATAGAAATTGATGTATCTGTCGCCAGTTTCTGAAAATATTTTTTCTTTGCTCTTAATTCAGGTAAAGTTTCCTCTTTTTCTTTTGCGAATTCATTCTCAATCTCTCTATGTTTGCTATCTAAAGTAGTAATACTTTTCTCATCCATAATAATTTTTTTATTTGTTTTATGCTTGAAATTCGGCATTAGTATGTTTATACTATTAAAAAAAAATTATTTTTAATATATATTTTGCTTAAATCATTACCAAGTTATATTTCATGTTATGTTTTCTCTCTATTAAACAAATGAATCTTCATATTGATCTTGATAGAGAGATAAACGAAATCGATAAAAAATACCCAGAAGTATTGGATACGATGAATTATTTATATTCTTATTTAGACAATGACTGGACCATCAAAAAAAGAAAAAATGGTTATATTCTTGTAAAAGAAAATCATAAAATGATTGTTTCGGAATCTATACATTTTACAAATTCGACTATCAATAACCATTATTCTGACAATATCGAAAATCAGAAATCACATCATAATCGTGGTATAAATCCACATAAAACCAAATATATATTCTATTTTCTCTATAATGTTTTAAATAATGGATGGACAATTAAGAAAAGTCGTCAAGAAGAATACACTTTTATTAAAAATCATGAAGGAAAAAAAGAAGTTTTTTCCAATAAATATCTCCATACATTTATGAAAGAAAACTTTAATTATCAATTAATTAAATAAATTAATGTAGGTGTGTAGTTATTTTGAAAAAAATAAAAATATTTAGCAATATTATAAAACCATGGGAGGTGGATTAATGCAACTCGTCGCTTACGGTGCCCAAGATGTTTATCTTACTGGCAACCCTCAAATTACTTTCTGGAAGGTCTCTTATAGACGTCACACAAACTTTGCAATGGAATCCATTGAGCAAACATTCAACGGACAAGCCGATTTCGGTCGTCGTGTCACATGTACCATCAGCCGCAACGGTGATCTTTGCTACCGTACATACCTTCAAGTTACTCTCCCCGAGATTAACCAACACATGGCAAATACCACAGGTAATGCCAAGGACGGTGTTTATGCTCGCTGGTTAGATTTCCCTGGAGAGCAACTTATCTCTCAGGTTGAGGTTGAGATTGGTGGTCAACGTATTGACCGTCAATATGGTGACTGGATGCACATCTGGAACCAACTTACCCTTACAGGTGAGCAACAACGTGGATACTACAAGATGGTTGGTAACACCACCCAACTTACATTCATCACTGATCCTTCTTTCAACGACGTTGATGGACCTTGTGAGTCCAACGCTCCTCGTCAAGTTTGCGCTCCTCGTAACGCTCTTCCTGAGACCACTCTTTACGTTCCTTTCCAATTCTGGTACTGCCGTAACCCTGGACTTGCTCTTCCTTTAATCGCCCTTCAATACCACGAGGTCAAGATCAA